TATAGAATCCGTTTTGGTGTTGGTCTCTACCTAATTCACCTTTTGGTTTGTAATAACCCCAAGTTTGCATTCCAATAATATCTCCTTCCATTAAAAACTCACATGCTTCAATCATTTTAGGATGTGCGAACATCTTTTGGATTTTTTCAGAATGTTTGTGTGGGTGCATAATTGGTTCAAACTCTTGCCATTTTTCAGGTTCACTTTGATTTCTTTCTAATCTTAATCTATCTAATTCTTGGTTTAATTCATCAACCTCATCTTCGGTTAATAATTCTAAAACTGTCCAACCTCTGTATCTCCAATCAAAGGTCATCTGTTGTCTTTCCTCTTCGGATAAGTGTTTGTATTTTTTCATAACTAATTGTTTATATAATTAAATATAATGAAAATTATTTTAATTACCAAATTTTTGTATGATTTTCGTCAATCTATTTATAAAATTGTAATAAGTTTGGTAAATATAAACCTATATTTTTTAAAGTTGAAGATGCTAAATTTATTGCTGCATTGTTTGATGCTCTAACTCCCATATCTTCTACAGTATATTCCAATGGGCCTTTGATTCTCCATTTTAAATCTATTACTTTCCAAAATGTTACATATTTTAATTCATTATATACTTCATCGGATACTTCAAAAATGTGTCCGTTTAGGTCATTGGTTTTTTGAATAAAATATCTTCGGATAAATCCATTACTATAATCAGATTCCGTTGGTTTTGGAACTATTGTTTGTGGTATTTGGAAATTGAAATTTTCTATATTTTTTACTACATCGTTATACATAAATTATTATTTAAGACCCGTACATAAACATTGCTTCCAATGTGGTTGTCCAACCATTATCTTTGTCAATATTATGTTTAGTATTTGTAATTTGAAAATCTCCCAATCTATTATATTGTTCAGGTATACCATCTATCTTAAACGTTTCACCACATGTTATTCCACTTATACCATCAATTTTTACATTTATAGTTATCGGAGTAACCAATTCATATGTATTTTTTGCTAATTTATTATCCTTTTCAGTTGGTTTTAAATATTTTAAAATAAATGCGTAATCTAAATATATAAAAGGTTTTACATCTCCTTTTTTTATTTTAAACTTTATTTGTTTTAAATTATAAGCTCTTTCGGCCACCTTTGCTTCAAATGATGTATCTTCTGGAACTTTTGGATTTGGAGGTGTAGCTTTTGTAGATTCCATCAATTGTTCGTATTCTATTTGATTTATAGAATATAATCCATCTGCAGTTGAAAATGATGAATAATCAATACTTTGATATGCTTCATTTGGTAATGGTATTTTATCTGCTGTGGTTTTATTTTTAATACCAGCTAAATATTTATTCATATTAAATACAGTTGCTGCGGCTACCTGATTTGTCAATTCAAAATTAAAATTAAATTCTCTAACATTTGAATTTATTGTAGTTGGTTTAAATCTATATTCTTTTCTAAAATTAGCTTGTTCATTTAATTTGGAAGATGTTAATTCAGCTACATAAAGTTTAGAATCAATTACACTAGCTTTATCACCTTCATTTATATTAGCATAAATTAATCTAAATGTTCCATATGATGCTTCATTTATTTTATCTAATATATCAACCAAAAATGCTTTTCTACTATAATTTTTTTCCCAAAGTTCACCAATATCTTTATATCTTATAAAAATATTTAAAGCATTTCCAATTCTAGTTTCGGTTTTTGATTGGGTTATTGTTATTTTTTCATTCTTTGGGTCTATATAATCAAATGATGTATTATCAAACAGACTATATCCATTTATTGACCCATCTATCGTTTTAGTATCAATTTCTACTTGATTGGTTTTTGTATTTAAATTAAATTTTGGTAATTCTTTGTTTGGAAATATTATGGATGGCGATGATGATATTATATTTTTATGGACATTAAATGGAATAATTTTTTCTCCACCTTTTTTAAATCTATTTGAATATTCAAATATAAAATCTTTTGAAACTTCTCCTTCCGATACTATATTATTCATTAAAATATCTAAAAGAAATCTTAGTGAAATGTATGGGTCATTACTCGCAGATTTTTCAATATCGGTTTCTTCCGATTTTCCCCAATTGAAAAAATCTTTTTTCCAAACATCCGGTTTAAGACCTTTTATATAGTCTGCATTTAATCCAGGTAAATCATTTATTATTTGATTTAGCCATTCCTTAAATTCATCTAAATTTTTATTATTTGGTGTGGATACTGCACTATAATTTGTTACAAATGAGTGTGGTAATGCTAAATTATATTCATTGGATTGTGCAATTGTCAATTCTACATTATAAGTTGAATCGTTGTCTATCGAATATGAATAATTTATAAGTTTTCCTGCAACTCTATCATAACTTCCGTTAGAAGCTTCACATTTTTTTAAATATTCTGCAAATTGTTTAGTATTTGGGTTTGTAAATTCTCTAAATATTGTTACAAAATCACTATATTTACTTTTTGAAACCATTACATCATTTAAAACCGAACTGTTAGAATTATCACCGTATTCCAATAATATATGCATTGCGGGTTTACAAAAAAACAATTCAAACATTTCATATTGTTTTAAAGAAAAGCATCTAACACGTACTCTAGCCTCTTTTAATGTATTACCAACACCATTTGTATCAATATCAACGGATTCTATTATTGGTGGTGAAATTTTTCTGCCTGATTCACCATTTACCGTTACTAGTTTTCCGTTAAAATCATATCCTACATATGGGTTTGCATGAGAATAGTTTATATTGGGGTCTATATGATTACTTATAATACATCCCAAATGTTCTACAACTCCCTTACCTTGTACAACTTCTTTTACAGAATTTAAAACTGCTTCTCTAGTTTGCTGTGTCGTATGTTTTACTATTTTAGCTGCCGATGTCATTATTACAAATGGCATCTTTGTATTAGACATATTTGGATTTTTTTCTCTGCTATCCAAAACATCTACTACCCATTTTTTCATTGGTGCTAGATAAATCATATAACCTATTTATTTATTTTTTCTAAATCGTTTAATACTGTATTTATATTTCCAGGTATTCTCAATTGTTTACCTATTTCTATTGAAAGAGATGCATCATTTAAATTGTTTGCAACTGCAATTACCCACCATAAATTTTTATCACCATAATATTGATTTGCTAATAAGTCTAATCTATCTCCTTGTGTTGAGATAATATATAAATCACTATCCGTTGCTTTTATTTTTGGATATATTGTTGATTCCAAATAATTCTTTTTGGTTTCATTTGTTTTTAATACTTCACTATATGTGTATCTATTTGCCATAATAGTTTATTTATATTGTAAATTCTTCCATATACGAAACTCCACGCATTTGTGGTGCAGGTTCTGTAAATGCTGGATTTGTTGTATTAGGTAATCCGGGTTTAACTTCCGTTTTTGGGGTTTTTGTAAATCTATATGTTATTGTACCATCCTGTTCAATATTATGATTTTCAATAATTTTCATTTCGAAAGATACATCTACTACATTTGGATATACAAAACTATTTTGAGTTTGATTAAAATCAGGATGAGAAGTTGCCCATGTAGTTTTTTGTGCTACACCTATACTTAAGTTTGAAACTATACCCTGCAAATTTTCATATAAATCACCAATACTCAATTGTATTAAATTTGGTGAAAATACTAATGGGGAATATGTTTCATCTCCAATTTTAATTGACGTTAACTTTTTAGATGGAAATACAAATTCTCTTAAACTATTTAATTTTCTTTCCATTATTTCTTGTTGGCCATTATCTAACCAATATACTTGAAAATCAAATTTTAAAGTTCTTTCAACTCCATTATATCTATAAACTTTAAACGGAGAACCTACATATTTAAAATCGGCAATGTCAGATGTAATATCCTCTGTTATATCACCAATTGCCGCAGGGAATATTAAACAATTTGGTTGTCCTACTATTTTGAATTGTATAAATTGTAATTTTGTTTTTTTATTAAGAGTAATTAATTCTTCTAATTTTTTATTATCAAATATATCAATTGAATTTATTTTAGTAATTATATCATTTGCTGTGTTAATATTACCTTTAATTCTTTCCATCAACTGAACTCCCAATATATCTTTTATTCCGGATGATTTATAAAATTGAGTACCCGGTTTTTCGTAAGTATTGTATAATTTTTTAGATATACCCGCTTTTCCATCTGCTATCTCTTTTAAACTAGCTACTACTGACTTTCTTTTTGATGTCAATGCACCTACCGCTAAATTACGAACACCATTTTTAATTGTATCGGTTACAGCTCCTACTGCTCTTTTTGCAATATCTTCTGGTGTTCCTTTTAATATGCCTGTAAATGCGTTTGTTCCGGCCGGTGCTTTTGATACATCATAATTTACTCCGGCTTCTACTGCATATTTTAAACCACTATAATCACCATTTATAGGTTGACTATTTATGGAAACGGGAGCATTCATATCTCTACCCTCATGTCTAAAGATTGTATCCGATGGTCTATTTGCTGAACCTCCTAATAAATTACCCAATACACCCTTTAAGCCACCACCTAATAAAGAACCTTCACCACTATTATAATGTGCACTCCTAACTGCTAAAGTTCTACCTGGGTCTATACTTCCTTGTGATTCTATTATAGGTAAACTTGTACTATATAAAGATGGTAAGTTTTTATAGAATTCCATTCTTGGGCCACCTGCTGATGTATCTGCTGAAATTACATCTGTTATTTGTTTTCCTATACCACCATTAATACCCAATATATTATCCTTTTTTACTGGTTCTATAAGTGGTACACCGGTGGTATTACTTAATAATAATTGTTTAAGAGTCAATTGAGCCATTTATAATTACTTTATTATAAATATTGTTTATTATGTTTTATTGTTTAACATCTATGATTGTAGATATTATTTAGTCGCAAATGTAACACCACCTTTTAAACTTCCTTTATCGTTCTCTGTTTTTCTAATAAGAACATTATGTATTTGCTTACCATCCATATTAAGTTGAACATTGAAAGCTTTTGCTCTATCTGGGTCTATCATTATTGCTGTCAAATCTCTTAAACTTTTTAATAATTCAACGCTTGTTTCTGTATGACTATTTAAATTTTGTAATTGCTCATTTTGTAATTTAGAAGAAGAATAATCTTTTTCAGTTTGGATAGTATTTTGAAGCTGAAATTGACTTAAATAATCTATTCCTTTACCGGTGGATGGTGAGGGTGGGGTGGTGGAGGTAGTAGTTTTTCCTTTTACTTTAGATGATGAATCCACTACTTTACCATTTTTAACATTATCTATCCCTTTACCAAATGGATTGACTCCTGGAATACTGGTTCCATTTTGGCCACCTATAAAATTTGCAAATTCCGCACCTTTTGCAAGTTGTTCTCTAAAAAATCCGACTGCATCTAAAGTTATTAAGTTTGCTGCAATACCCATTGCACCACTATCACCACGTTCTAATGTTGTCTTTTTTACTCCAAATGTACCCAATTCACCAGTTTCTTGTAATTGAATAACTGCAGTTAATGCATTAAGTGCAGCAGTTGCACTTGTTATAGATTCTAAAAATTTTGTATTAGATGGTGAATTTACTGATTGGCCACCTTCATATTTTGCGGCACCCAATTGTGTCAAATCCATACCTTGAAGTGCAGATTGTAAAGCTTGCATACTAAACATTCCTTGTGCTTGTGCTTTTTCCAGTATACCGGATGATTTTAATACCTCAAATGCTTTATCACCCTGTCCAGATGCAAATAATGACCTTACTTCCGATAAATCAACTCTTTCTCCCAACATAGCTGATAGTTCCATTTCGGATTTAATACTATCTTTATAATTCAGAACCATATTTTTTCCGGCTTCTCCAATCTCTGCAAAAGAAGCACCCATCATTCTAACTGCTTTTACTTGTTTAGATAGTGCTTCATAACTTTTAATATTATAAAACATTGCCATTTTAGATGCATCTGCCATATCCGAAGAAAATGTTGTTGGGTCAATTACTCCTGTACTTATTGATGCTTGTACTCCTGTGTTTGCTTCACCTCCTCCCACTTTATTTAATCGTCTATATAGTCCAATTTGAGTTCCTAATTCCGATGTACTGATTCCCATCTTTTTAGCAAACACTGCTGCGTTTGCTGCAAGTTGTGGAAAAATTCCTATGTTTGCAGTTTTAGATAAATCATTCATTGCACTTACTACCGATTCCGCACCAATACCTGCTAATTGCATTTGGTCAGTTGCGTATGGCATTTCACCTAATGCACCACCGAATAAAGTAGTTTGTGATGATTTTGAAAATTCTGCAACTAATTTTTGTAATTCATATTTAAATTTTATCATTGCTTCTTCTCCGGGTAGGCCATGTGCTAAATCAATTGCAATTTCTCTTTGTAATAATTGATTTTCAAGTGTTGCTTTTTCTATTGCAGTTGTTGCTTTTGCAGCTGCAAGTTGGGTTCCTTTCATTTGTGCAGTAAACTCTATTACTGCAAGGCCTAGCCCTACGAATCCAAGTGCTTTCACATTTGTTCCTGATATTAAATTTTTTCCTATATCTGCGGTGTGTGAAACTATACCACTTCCTCCTGCAACACCACCCATTGCAAAATCACCTACTGCTCCCATTGCATCAATTCCTTCAAATTGTTTTTTCATTGCAGCTGCAGCTACTGCATTTTTTTGCATTATTCCTGGAAGTGCTTCTAATAATGCCTTTATTTCTTTAATACCAGGTATCATTTCATCCATTTGATTTATTAAATCTTGGAATCCTTGTTCTGTTTTAATTATACTATCTTGAAATCCTTCTGCAGTAATTTCATTTCTTTTAAGTTGCTTTTCTAATCCATTTAATAATACTGGGAAATTTTTATAAGTATCTAATGCTTGATTAATAATATCTTTTTGATGTCCTTGTATTTCTGTATTACTATTTAAAATTGATGTTATACCATTGTATTGTGCTTTTGTTTTGTCAACAATTGCTTCCAATGATTTTGCTTGTACACTTTGACGGCCGTATTGATTTGTAATACTAGCTTGCAACCCTTCCAATTCACCAAAGTTATCAACATAATCCGTTAGTTCGGATTTTAATGCTTTTATTTTTTTCTTTTGGTCTTCGAATCCAGCATTTGCAATTCTTATATTAGTTTGTAGTTCAGAATATCCACCATTAAATTCTTCTAATAATTTAGTTAATTGCTTTTCATATTTAATTCTATCTTGCGCCGAAGTGGTGGCTTGTCTTGACTTTGCATTAATTTTATCGTATTGCTCACTTATTTTTGCAAGCTCTGCTCTTTCTTTAGCATATCCTCTTAAAATTTCTTGTTGTTCTGGTAGGGCCTCTCTTGCAGTCTGTTTAAAGGCTTTGCCGGTTGTACCTTTAGCCATTAGTAGTTTTTATTTAATACTTTATCTATTTCAGTTGTATCTAAACCTTTTTTTTCTAAACTATGTTTAATATTGACCAAAGACCTATCCATTGTACTATTCCAATCAGACCACTTATCTGCCAATTCTGGATTTATTTTTCTCATTTTTTTAATAAAATCTAATTCTTTTTTTTCCGATTTAGATTTTAAAAATGATTTAAATAATTTATCAAATAAATTTATTTCTAATAATACTCTTTTTGACATAGTTCTACAATTTATATATAAATATTACTTTCTTTTCGTTTTAGACGATGAATTTGATTTAGAAGCTTTTTCCAATTGAGATGTTTCTTCTTCTTTTGCTTTTAACAACTCTCTATAATAAAATTCTCTTAAACGAACGGGCATAAAATAGACATCATGCCAATTAAATCCGCCATTGGCAAAGTAAACCATTTGAAATATTTTCTGATGTAGAACTACTCCGTAATTAATCGGTAGGGTAAAAAAAGTTAATCCCGAATGGGATTCTTAACGCCTCCATTTCGCCGTCTGAATGTATGTGTTCGTATGTTAAATCTAAATCCGGAGTTATACTCTTAATATATTTTCTCAAACCTTTACTATCACCTGCTAACAATCTATTTGAAACAAAACTACTAATAAATCCTAAATCTCTATTACCATCAATTTCTATGATAATTTTTCTATATCTTGTTGTAATTTCGTTACTTTGTTTTGAAAATTTCTCACTAGCTTCAATATCTTTACCAATTGCTAATTCATCTCCGTGAGTTAATATTTTGAATTTAATTGGAGTCTTTGAAACAGGTAAAACATAATCATATTCATTCTTTCTATTTAATAAAGTTTCATCTATTTCTTTAACTTTAATTTCAGCTAAATTGATTATAACTTCACTTTCTTCTCCTGTTTCTTTATCTCTAATATTAATTGGGTATTCTGCCCCAAATGCTAATAATCTAGTACTAACTAAAATTGCGTTCTTATCACCTACGGATAAATCATTAATGTTTACTCCTGGCTCTACTACAATTGATTCTAACATTTTATCCAACTGAATTCCTTTTTTAATAAGGTTTGTCGAAGTTAAAATATCCTCTTCTTTTGCGGTCATCAATTTAATTGTAATTTCTCCTTTTGCTAATGGGTTACCTTCTGGATATATTAATCCTTTTGATGGTAATGAAATAATTTCGGTAGGGAATGGGTAATCTCTTAATGATTGTGATTGTTGTGCTCCAATTCCTCTTGTAACTTGTTGTTCGTGGTTTTGTTCCATAATATAACTTTTGTCTTTATTATATATATTATGTTTTTGAAAAAATAAAAAAGGGGATAACATTTCTGCATCCCCTTTCTTTTTATAGTTTGTTTAGACTAGAATTCTAATATAGCGTAATCGTAAGTCAAAGTTAAAGTAATTTGAACAGGGTCAGTTGTGTTAGACCAATCCATTTCACCAAAATCTGCTGAAGAAATAAATGCACCTTTTAAAGTCCATTTTTCTACTTTATCACCTACTGGTCCTAATGCGTAAAAGTTTATATCTTTTTTATAGAATGCTGCGTATCCGTCTCTACCTGTGATTGACTCATGTGATAAACGAACCCAATCCATTACTTGTTGTGCTCCTGATGGAACAATTGGGTCATATAATGTTACTTCCAAATCTTCCCAGTTAGTTTTACCTTTAATCTTTCTTTTGATGTTGATGTGGTCTAATTCAACAATTTCAGAAGTCATTTTTGGTCTTTGTGCTGTTTTACAAATATAAGAATCTATATCACCAAGTTTCATAATGAATCTATTCTGTAATTTAGGTTCCCAATTCTTGGTAAACATATCGTTATACTCTAATATTTCTGGCATCTTTCTTTATTTTTTATTGTTCTATTATAAATATCTATTTCTTAAATTATCCGTTAAAAGTTGCTCCAGTTGGTAAGATGTTGAAATCAATTTGAATGAATTCAGCGGTCTTAGTTGGTTGTAAGAAAATTGCACCTTTCATAATGTTTCTATCGATTACATCTGGAGTATTATTAGTGTCATCCATTACTACTCTAAATGTGTATAAACCTTGTCTTTGTTGAATGTTCTCTAAATAAGGGTTAACTATATTTAAAAATGCATTTCTTGTTTCAGCAGTGTTTTGTTCAAATACTAAATATCTTGAAGTAGATGCGATGTATTTTCTAACTGTTAACAATAATCTTCTAACATTGATTCTATCTAAAGCAGATGGTCTATCTTGTAAAGTCTTTTGACCGAATACAACCGGACTTGCTACTCCTGGGAATACTACGATTGGATTTACTTTACCTTCATATAATTCATCTTTTTCAGTTTGAGTTAATCTATTCAATACACTAACTGCTCCTGTTAAGCCACCTCTATTCAAACCTGCTGGTGCGAACCATTCAGCTGCTAATCTATCGTTTGCTGCGAATACACCTGGAAGTAATACTGATGGTGGGACTGTTACTAATTTATTTGCATTATCCAATGTTTTAATCCAAGGATAGTAAGATGCTGCGTAGTTAGTATCTAATAGACCCGCTTGAGTTACTGCGTCTGTAACACTAGCTCCTGCAACTGTACTATCTAACAATAAGAAAGAATCTGCTCTTTGTTCTGCTAAATCTACTAATGCGTTTGAAATGTAAGTATGTTGACTTTGAATAACACCTGGTGCAACAATCATATTGATGTCGTACTCATCTGTATTAGATAAAGCGTTAATTGCTTTCATATATGATACTGAACCACTTGTTGTTGCCGATGTTAAATCGAAACCTTGTGAGTTTCCTGCTATGATGTCTGCTCCTGATTTAATTAAAGTTGCTGGATTCATACCATCAAAACCTTCTTGGAATGCTACTACAAATTGTGCAGTTTTGTCACCAATTGATTTTGAACCACCATTTACTGCGTCTAAACCAAATACTGAATTTGAACCTACACCTGCTCCTGTTGGAATTGGTTTTAAGTAAATTTCGTTATCTGTATTATTATCCAAATCGATACCACCATATACATTTGCAGATGCACTTACATATGTTACTGCAGGAACTAATGCTCCAACTACTGCAGATGCAGAAATTGGTAATTGGTATGCTGCGTGGCCGAAAGGAACTGCTTGAACTGGTGCTGCTGTATTTAAGTTTGCAATTCTAATGTATCTATTAGTAACTACCCAGTCACCTGTTTCAGTTATTTTACCTTCTGAATTAATTGTTAATTTTCTATCACCAATTACTCTATTAATAAAGTTTGGAGAATTTGGGTCTAAGTTTACATTATTAAATGCTTGTAATGTATTTGGTTTTTTATTTGTATCACTATATTCTTTTACAAGAACTGTGAATGTTCCATAATCAGTTCCACTTACACTTCCTGCTGCTTTAATATTTGAAATTGCTACTTTTATTTTTGTATTTGCAGTATTACCAGCTCCTAATGTTTCAAATTGGAATAAATCTTCTCTTATACCACTAATAGTTTGTGATTTAATCATTGGTGTTTGTGCTTCTTGTGCATCAAATGTAAATAATTGGTTACCCAATACAGTTACAGATGCAGATGCTTGTGCACCAAATGTTATATTACTACTTTTGAAAAATCCGTAAACATAAGCATCTTTACTTCCGAATGCCGATGTTCCAAATACTGCTTCAATATCATTTATATCGGTTACATCCAAAGATGCTGACCCTAAAGTTGATAAATTAAAATCACCACTACCATCTAAATCTGTTAATGTTTCTCCTGTAAATCCACCATTTGTATTGACTGCCGTATTAAATAAGATACCCAAAGATTGACTTACTGCTCCTGATGTTGCAGTTAATAATAAAGGTGCGGTTTCACTATATCCACCAATACCCGCTACTCTACAAATTGTTGCAGTTCCAGTTTGACTTAAATATTTACTTACCGCCATTGGGGTATAATATGTTCCGTCTGGTACTCCAAATAAAGTTTGAAATTCAGCTTGTGAATTAACGATTGTTGGAACTAATGGGCCTTCTTTGAATGGGCCGATGAATGCTGCTCCGATATTTGCAACTCCTTGTTGTAAGAATGAAAGGTCGTTTTCTTTTGTAAATACGCCTGGTGATACTATTTTGTCTGCCATCTTATATGCTTTAATTTAAATTTATTAATTCTCAATATAAATATAAAATTTTCAATCAAAACAACAAAATCTTATTTGTATGTTGGAGAGAAATAATCGTATACTTGTCCTACTGATGCTGCTGATTG